ATCATCTTTGAGTTCTTTAACTTTTACTGCCATAACACAAATATAAAAATTATGAGTGATAAACTTGATATTGAAGAGATAAAAGAAAAAGTATATGCTAAACTTGAACCTTCAGGCTGGGCAAGAGTGCTTAGAGGATTTATCTATAGTAAAGACTTTGAGACAATAATTCTTACTCTGGCAAAACAAGCTAGAGATGGTAAGAGGTTTACTCCTACTATGAAGAATTGGTTCAGAGCTTTTGAGGAATGTCCCTATAGTGAGCTTAAAGTAATTATTGTTGGTCAGGATCCATACCCGGGACTTAATCAAGCTGATGGAATTGCATTTAGTTTAAGTACTGCAGAAGAGATGCAACCTAGTCTTAAGTATATGCTAGAAGAAATAAACAGAACTGTTTATAATGGTGTCAATGCTTCTAGAGATATGGACTTAAAACGCTGGTCTAATCAAGGTGTGTTAATGTTAAACTCAGCTTTGACAACATCAGTTGGTAAGATAGGTCAGCATTATTTAGTATGGAGACCTTTTCTTGCTTATCTGTTTGACTGGTTAACCTGGAATAACAACGGTCTCGTGTATATCTATATGGGTAAAAAAGCAGAAGAATGGTCAGATAGTGTTAATGATAATAACTACAAGTTTTTTGTTACACATCCAGCTAGTGCTTCCTATAATCATTTAGATCAATGGGACTCCAAAAAAGTTTTTGAACAAACAAAGGAGATTTTGCAGAAGAATTATAACTTTGATATTGAATGGTAATATGGAGGAGATATTTTTTAAAACAATAAGTCTCGGACTCACACCAAATTCCTTGTATATTCTTTATTGTATTGGTAAAAACAATGTACCAAGTTCAACAGTAAACTCTAGCATAGAGATGGCTAGATTGACTACAGGAGAATGGTTGATAGATGGTAAACCTTCTGGTAAGGCAATACTATTGATTCAAGAGTTAGACAAGTATTTTAAGACTAGTAAAAAGAAGACATCAGCTAATATAATGGGTGATGATTTCTTTACTAGAATTGAGGAATATTTGGAAATTTTTCCTAAATTTAAACTTCCAAGCAACAAGTATGCTAGGTCTGATAAGAAGAATTTAGAGAACAACTTTAGATGGTTCTTTGAGACTCACAGCTATGATTGGGATACTATAATCAATGCTACAAAAATGTACGTTGATGAGTATGAAAGACAAGGATACAAGTATATGAGAACTTCTCAGTATTTTATCCGGAAGCTTAATCCAGCAGAAAAGACATTTGAGTCTGAGCTAGCAAACTATTGTGAAGTTTATTTGAATGGTAGTGATGATTATGGGCATGATTCTCATTTTAAAGAAAAAGTAGTATGATTGATAAACTTAAGCTTCTGTGCCTAGCAATAGCTGGTACAATGATAGGATATGGTTTTTCCAAAATCCTGATACCTGAGATTTCTTTCTTTAAGTACTTTGCTATTGAAGCGGTAATAACTCTACTGCATGCATTGTATGAAAGAACAAAGGCCAAGACAAGAAATATTTAGTAGTTTATGGATAATCAAAAGAAGGCTACTCCTAAGAAAAAATGGAATAGTCAAAGAGAGGGTTTTCAAGATTCTCTAAAATATCTACAGGGCAGAATGCATGGGCACATAAAGAGTCTTAGAACTCCATGGCCTAAGTTTAATGATGCTACTACAGATGGAATAGAGTGGAATACACTCACTGTTATAGGCGGGAGACCGGCTAGTGGTAAGACACTGATTGCAGAACAGATTGTTAGGGAATCATTTCCTCTCAATCCAGGTGAGAACTTTAGAGTTCTGCAGTTTCAGTTTGAGATGCTAGCAAGAACCTCTGCAATACGTGAGTATTCCAGTGTTATTGGAAGGTCTTACAAGTACTTGTGTAGTGCTGATGGAAAACTAAGTGATGCTGATTTACAAAGATGTTATGATTACGCAAAAGAAAAGATAAAATATCCAATTGATGTAGTAGAAACTCCGTGTACCATAGAGGAATTTAAGGAGATTGTTAGGGATTACATGCTTTCTAATGCAAGTTATGATTCAGAAGGGAATATGATTACACCAAAAGTGCTGATTACTATAGATCACTCTTTGTTGTTTAAGAAAGCTAGCTATGAGAAAGACAAGCATGATATGCTTAATAATCTTGGTGAAGCTTTAACTCTACTCAAAAGACAATATTCATTGTCATTTATTGTGCTGAGTCAGCTCAATAGAAACATTGATAATCCAGAGAGAAGTGAAGAGGGTAAGTATGGTAATTATGTACTTGAGTCTGATTTATTCGGGGCTGATGCTCTGTTACAGCATGCTGATACTGTTATAGGTATCAATAGACCTGCTAAACAGAAGATTAGGTTTTATGGTCCTGATAGGTATGTGATTGAAGATGATAGAGTTATTGTCTTGCACTTTCTGAAATGTAGAAATGGTGATACAAGACTTAGCTTTTTCAGAGCTGAATTTGAAAAGATGAAAATTGTAGAAATGATTACACCTCCTCAACAGGAGAAAAGATTATCAACTAAATGATGTAAATTATGAGTTTATCAACTAAAGCAACAAATGTAAACAGACAGGAGAAGACTGAGGAGTTGCTCAAACATCATGATTGGAAGTTTAAGTTAATGCAAGATGAGAACCCTTTATTTATTCCTAAGTGTGCTTATATACCTAAAGGTATGAATGAGACACATATTGGCTTCTTTCAAAGTGAAGTCAAAAAAGGTAGGGATATCTATACTGAGTTCACTAGCATTGACCTAGAACCTGAAGATCCTGAGAGAGCACTCTACAAGTGGAGATTTAATCCTCATTATGATGAGGAGTATGAACGTACTGAACCAGGTACAAATGGTCATTTTAGATATTTAATACCAGTATCTGAGTTAGTAAAGATTGAGTTTGAGAAGGAAGAACCTACTCAAGCTACATTGTTCCCAGACTTTGATGAGATTATGGATCCTGATCAAGATGCACCGTTTAATCAAATTACTCTACGTGATTTGGCAGCTATCATGCTAAGTAAACCGGTGAGTCACAAACAATGGTTAAATGAAATTATTAAATCAAAGTAATCATGGGAATAGTATTGCCAACTACAAAGGTGGCTCCAGAATGTAAGAGCCCCAAAAATCTGATTATCTTCTCAAAGCCAAAGATTGGTAAGACAAGTCTATTAAGCACTCTTGATAACTGTCTTATTCTTGACTTAGAAGGAGGTACTAAGTATCTTAATGCAATGAAGGTTGAAGCTAAGAGCTTTGAGGATCTCAAAGAAATTGGTAAAGCAATCAAAGATGCGGGTAATCCGTACAAGTATATTGCTGTAGATACTATAACTGCATTAGAGGAGATGATAATCCCTTACGCAGAAATGCTTTATTCAAAAGCTCCAATGGGTAAAAACTGGTTTAATCCGGGCGGTGGTAAAGAAAAATATGGTAACATCCTTGGCTTGCCAGAGGGTGCAGGATATTTCTGGACACGTCAGGCTTTTACCAAAGTCATTGATTATATTCTAACATGGGCTCCATACGTAATCTTTGTAGGTCACGTAAAGGATACTCAGTTAGAGAAAGCTGGAGGTACATTTAATGCCATGGATTTAGATTTAACAGGTAAACTGAAGAGGATTACAACATCCAATTCAGATGCTATTGGTTATCTCTATAGAAAAGGTAATAAAAACATCTTGAGCTTCAGAACCAATGATGATATATCATGTGGAGCAAGACCAGAGCATCTTAGAAATGAAGAAATAGTAGTTTCTGAGGTTGATGAGAACGGTGAGTATAAGACTTACTGGGATAAAATATTTATTGATTAATTAAAAACAAAGTAAAATGGCTTTAAGCACAACAGATTTAGGAAAAGAAGGTGGTTCAGGACTACCTAAAACAATTGCACCAGGTAACTTAACACTAAAGATTAATAGTGTAGCACTTGAGGAATTCAAATTTATTCCTAATGCGTATCATCTGCTATTGAATGTAGAAACAGAACCTATTGATGGTTTTGAAGGTTTCTTGATTGACAAAGACAATGAATCTCTTGGACGTTATGCAGGTCAAATTGGTAGAGTGAAAGCTAGCCAATATGCATTTGCTGATGGTAAAACCAAAACAGGTATTGAGGTTCAGAGAGATAGATCAATCTTAATCTTCCTACAGAAACTCTGTAAAACTTTGGGACTTAATGATTGGTTTGTATCCCAGAATGATAAACATGATACTATTGAAGACTTTGTAGAAGCTTTCAATAAAGACATGGCTTATAAAGATATATATTTTGATGCTTGTGTAGCAGGTAAGGAATATGAAGGTAAGTCTGGGTATACCAATTACGATATGTGGTTCCCAAGAGATGGTAAAGGAGTATATGCAATTGCTTCTAAAGGTGGTGCTGTTCTTTCATATAATGAGACTGAACACCTCAAGAAAATGGAGACTAAAACAGTTACTTCATTTGGAGATGATGATGATTTGGATATTCCAAAAAGAGCAGCTTCTGACTTCAGCCTAGACTAAATAGTTATAGGGGAGTTGGAAACAGCTCCCCTTTTCTATTAAATTTACAGCTATGATTTCAACAATTAAATTAATTACATCTATATCAGATGTACCAAGAGAATGGGTATTTGAATATTATCTGAATCTAAAAGAAAAACTTACCGGTCAAGATGTAAAAATGCTATCAGCATTTAATTCTAAAGACAAGGTCCCATCAATGTTTGTGTACTTTGATACATTTACAGGAAGATATAAGTTTAAGGATTTCTCATCTGGACACCAAGGTAGTCATGTTGATTTGGTTAGGTATATGTATAACCTAGATACATCATCAGCTTTAGGTAAAATAATAGCTGATTATGAAAACTATATCAAAGACAATGGTAAACGTGAAGAAGTTGTACTAAAGATTCAAGATAGGTATAAAGTAGTTGATTATGAAATAAGACACTGGACTAACCTTGATGAGGCATATTGGTCTAAATATAAGATTGGATCAAAGTTACTTGAGTATTATAATGTAGCTCCTCTAGAGTTTTTCAAGATGGAGAAAGAAGAAGATGGAGAATTGTTGTCTCACACTTTTAACCGTAAATATGTTTATGGTTATTTTAGAAAGGACGGTAGTCTTTATAAGATTTATATGCCCAAGATAACAGATAAGAAATTTATTAAGGTTCAAAATTATATTCAGGGTAGTGATCAAATAAACTACAAAAACAATAACTTAGTTATTACATCTTCTCTAAAGGACTTAATGTGTTTTGTTAAGCTTGGCTATAAACATATTGAAGTTATTGCACCAGACAGTGAGAATAGTATGCTTACTGAGCATACAGTAAAAATGTTAAGGAGTAAGTTTAAGAAGATATGTGTATTGTTTGATAATGATACTGCCGGCAAAGCATCAATGCAAAAGTATCAAGATAGATATGGGTTTGAACCAATACTACTTGATATGGAGAAGGATTTATCTGACTCTATTGCTATGCATGGTCTGATTAAAGTTAAAGAGAAACTTGATTTATTAATTAAAGACAGATTCTAATGTGGATATACATGGGTAAAGAGTTTACTGAAGCTGACATTCCTGAAGAGGCAGTTGGCTTTGTCTATGAAATGATGAGCATCATTGATGGTAAACTTGTTAGATATATAGGAAAGAAAAACTTCTACGCAGATGTAAAAGTCAAGTTGGGCAAGAAAGCTATGCCTACAGATAAAAGACTTAAGACATACAAGCGTGTACGCAAAACAACTTATCTTAATTACTATAGTAGTAATGAGACACTAAAGCAAGCTCATAAAGATAAAATACAAATCAAACGTGAGATACTAATGATATGTTATAGTCCCACTGAACTTACATATCAGGAAGCAAAGTTGCTGTTTTGCAGAGATGTTCTTGATGATCCTATGTACCTAAACTCTAACATCTTAGGTAGATTTTACAAAACAAAATAGTTATGACAGAATTAGAAATGACAGGCCTTCTCATTGAGTTGGCTAATGAAGGTATTACGGGTATTAAAGTACATTATGCTGGGAGTGGTGACTCCGGATCAATTGAAGAAATTGTATGTACAAAAGAAAAATTAAGTACTGATGATGAAGATGCTTTTAGTGAAATAGCTAATATTCATTTGTACCAAGCAGATGATTTAGAATCATTAAACAGCAGTCTTTATGCTACACTACAAGATTTTCTTTATCAAAATGTACTTGACAATATAGAAGACTGGTATAATAATGATGGCGGTGATGGATATGTATATATTATAATTCCTTCAGGAAAATATAAGATTGAGAATACTGTGTATTTCACAAGTTCAGAAACTTATGTACATGAGGGAGGTTTAATTGATAACTCACTTAAATAATGGCACATCCTTGGGATCATGCAAGGTCATCTGCTAAGAAATTTGGTGGGTCACCAGTAGATTATATTGAAATCCATAATTGGTTTGATGAAACTAAGAAATGGGTAGGGCATAGTAAGCATAGAATGTTCCGTCACCACAGTGAAGGAATATTTGAATGTGAGCAAAGATTTGGTATGACTATTACCAACTCTGATGGTAAACAAGTTTATGTAAGATATATTGGAGAACAGCATGTAAAAGAGGATTGCTTTGGTTACATACCAAGTGCAAAAGAATGGGTTAAGGCTTTAGAGTCTGGTAAGCCTGAAGAATGGATGATTAGAACATTAAAAATTGAAGACTGATGAAAATTGCTAAAACAGAAGTAGAGAACATTATGAACATGCTTGTGTCAAGTGATACAGACAATGGATATCTAGCTTTTAAAGCTATTGAAGCACATGATTTTGACAGTAAAGAAACATTAGGTTATCTGATTTATTTCTATAAGTTCTGTAAGTATAATATGAGTGAGTGGCAAGAGCATGCACCAAAAGCACATGAGATATTACAACGTGTGTTTAAAGCGTATAATCTTGAGTCAGCACCAATTACTTATTCAAGAGCATTACAGCTTATGGTTGAACACAATGTTAGTGTAGATTCAATAGAATTGTTTTTGGAGAGACATGTAAAAGATCTTACTAATAGTTTGAGTGCTCTTGGTTATCCTACAGATAAGTTAGAGCTTACTATTAAATTAAAAGAAAAATGACTAGAGAAGATAGTCTAGGTAAAGCTAGTAAAGAGTTAATGTGGAAAGAGCCCTTCTATGGGTTCTTTCTACTAATGCTAAACAAAGTATGGGACAATAGAAGAGTTCCTACTGCCGGTGTAAGTAAGAATGGTATTAATTATCAGCTTGCTATCAATGAAGACTTCTGGACTGAGTTGAGTGAAGAACACCGGATTGGCTTGTTAAAGCATGAGTTATTGCATATAGCATACTTTCATTTGAGTATGCATTTTAATTTCCCTGACAAAAGAATGGCCAATATTGCCATGGACATGGAGATTAACCAATATATTGATAAAGACCTTCTACCTGAAGGTGGTATTGATATTGCTAATTATACTGAATTGAATTTGGATCCTAAAGCTGGTTGCCGTTATTATTATGAAAAGCTAAAACAAGCACAGCAACAGAAACAAAAGAATGGTAGCTCAGGCTGTCCTAACTTTGATAAGTTGTGTGATGCTATGGATCAAGGTCAAGGTACTGTAACTATAGAAGTTAGTACAGGACCTAATGGTGAGATGGAGATTACTATTCCTGAACATGGTACATGGGAAGAGTTTGCTGATTTACCAGAAGCAGAACAAAAGCTTATTCAGAATCAAATGAATAGATTGCTTCAGGAAGCTGCGGATCAAACTGAAAAGAAGCGTGGTACTGTTCCTGGGCATATTCAAGATCACTTGATTAAGATAACTCAGCTAGAACCACCAAAGTTTGATTGGCGTGGACACATACGTAGATTCACAGGTACAAGTACTAAAATCTTTACCAAGAAGATTAGGAGAAAAGAGAATAGAAGGTATTCTGAGAATCCAGGTCTTAAAATAAAGATGAAACAACACATGCTGCTAGCTATTGATACTTCAGGTTCTGTAAGTGACAAAGAAGTAGAAGAGTTTATGTCAGAGATCAAACACATTCACAAGTGTGGTGTTGATGTAACTATTATTCAGTGTGATACAACAATCAGATCTATTGAACCATATAATGGTAAAGATGAGCTTAAGATACACGGAAGAGGTGGGACTGAATTTGATCCCGTCCTAGAATATTATAATGAGAATCTGCGTAAGTATACCAGCTTAGTGTATTTTACTGATGGTGAGTGCACTGCTGATGTAAAACCTAAAGCTCCCGTATTATGGGTGCTGTCTGAACAGTCAAGTATGAATAAAAGCCTACCGGGCAAAGTAATTAAGTTAGAACTTTAAAAATTAAACAAATGGCACAAGTACAATTAAACATTAATGAATTAAAAGATTTCTTAGGACATATGGTTAGCAATAACCAGCATATTCAAGCTCAAGGAAAAGTTCCTGTAGCTGTAAATATTGAGGGTGACGCAGGTCTTGGTAAGACTTCATCCTTAATGCAGTTAGCTGCTGAAATGAACATGGCAGTAATAAAGCTAAATCTATCACAGATAGAGGAGCTTGGTGACTTGGTTGGTTTTCCATTCAAGGAGTTTGAAATGATTAGAGAAGATGGTGCTAAGAGATGGGTTCAAGAAAGTTTAATGGACACATATCTTAAGAATAAGTTTAGACCTTCTGGAGAAAGTAGAATGTCACATGCTGCTCCTGAATGGATTCAGGGACAACAAGAAGGTGGCTTCTTGATTCTTGATGACTATACTCGCGCAGATTCAAGATTTATGCAAGCTACTATGGAATTGATTGACCGTCAAGAATATATCTCTTGGAAGCTACCAAAGAACTGGCATATTGTATTGACTACTAACCCAGACAATGGTGAGTATAACGTAACTTCTCTTGACATAGCTCAGAAGACTCGTTTTATTTCTGTTGAGGTAAAATTTGATTCTAGTGTATGGGCTAAATGGGCAGAGAAATCTAACATTGATGGCAGATGTATTAACTTCATGTTGATGCACCCAGAGGTAGTAACTCGTTCTGTCAATCCAAGAGCAATTACTACATTCTTTAATTCTATCAGTTCTATTGAGAAGTTTGAAGAGCAGTTACCATTGATTCAAATGATTGGTGAAGGTTCTGTTGGAGCAGAGACATCTACTATGTTCACTATGTTTATCAATAACAAGATGGATAAGATTATCTCTCCTCAAGATATCATGACTAATGCTAATGAAGCTTATGTAGTTGGTGCATTGAATTCTGCTGTAGGCCAAGGAGACTCATTTAGAGCAGATATATCTAGTGTAATTGCAACTCGTATTGTTAACTACTCACTTACCCATGCTGAGAATCACTCTGTAAGTGATGCAATGGTGAATCGTTTAGTTAAACTTACTACAGACTGCGATGCCTTTACTGATGATCTAAGATACTATATGGTAAAGGAGATTGTAAATGGGAATAAGAGTAAATTTGCAAAACTGATGATGAACAGTTCTGTAGTCAAAATGGCGGTTAAGTAAGTCATTGTAACATCATTTCCCCATAAAAGGAAAATAAATTAGATTAAGTCAAATATAAGGCGGTGTAAAAGCCGCCTTACTTAATTAACACACATGAAAGATTATTTAGTAATAAAAGTTTGGGATAGCGGAAGTTATCATATGACAGATCAGTTATCAGATTTACAAATAGAAATATCTATTGATGTTCTAACAGGTGCATTTGATATGGATGCATTAAGCTTTAATATAAAGCACACGTATACTCCTGTACAAGGTGACAAGTTTTATTTCTTACCAGGAGTTACTGTACCTAGAGTAAAGTTGAAAGACCTAAATGCTACTTACAAGATCAGATCTGTAAGAGACATAAATGAAGCAAATGTATTTTTTATAGGTAGTAAAACTAATGATATTTTTACTAACTATAGTTGGGAACATAGAGTTGAAACTGAAAAGCTAAAAGAGTTTATTGTGGCAGCTCACACAAAGGGTCATATTGACCATTATTATTATCAGAAGTTTCTTGATGCGGTTGAATTTTATACTAATGAAGAAATCATTATTGATTATAGTACAAGAAGACTAGTATTTGATAAAGATTTAGGTTTTCATATAAGTGACAGCAATTTCTTTGGCAGTGATAAGTTTATGAAACTTTCACCAGAACAAAAGGAGTTGTATGAACAAATTAAAGACAACGAATTATATTCAGAGGAATCCATCTATGAGTATATTAATGGTCCAGATGCTGTAACAATTGATCAGAATATGTTTGAGATACTCGGTGACATGTTTAAAAGTTCAGATACTGACAATCATGTGTTAGCCATGGAGATTATGGCTAACTCTGATTACAAGTCTAGTATCCTCTATCTGTGTTTTCTTTTACATGACTACCACCCTACAATAGAAAACAGAAGAGAGCGTACTCATGTTAATTTCAAGTCTCTCCTAATGTATATGGGTAGAACTACAGGTAATGTACATCTTGATAAGGATCAGATGGTAGACTTAATGATTAACAAAAAGCTTTTAACTAAAGAGTATTTCTTTGAGATGTGCAATAAGTTTAAAGGTGAGATTATGACCTATACAAGCAACCATTTCAAAATAAAAACCGTATCTTCAAGCAAGGAAGTTGATGAGTATTTGAATGAAGAACTCATAGTACAAATCAAAGAAGATTACACTCCAGTAAAAGAAATAGCTAACATACCACAAGATGAGTTTGAAAACACAGAACTTGACATTATCTGAAGAACTTGAGAGATTTTACTCTGAAAAGTTCTATTTTAGTTACTCAAGCATCAATAAACTTTTGTTCTCTCCAAGACTGTTCTACAGTCACTATATTCTAAACCAGAAAGAAGATAGTACAGATGCCCACCTCATAGTAGGTCGGGCACTGCACTGTCTTTTATTGGAACCGGATAAGTTTGATGAGGAGTTTGTAATGGTACCAAAGATTCCTACAGATAGTAACAGGGTTATTATTGATCATATCTTTAAGACCCACTATGAACCAATGAATAATGATGCATTGTCACTAGAAGATTTCCCTAATGAGTTGCTGGGGCAAATGGTAGTGAACAATTTGTATCAAAGTCTCAAGACAGATGCACAGAGACTTGAAAAATTACTTACTGATAACAATAAAGAGTATTTCAACTTTTTGAAAATCAGAGAAGGTAAAACCGTGATTGATCCTGCTGTGAAGCAGCAAGCTGAATCAGGACTTGAAGCACTTAAAGCAAATGACAGGGTTAAAGCTTTACTTCAATTGGAACCAGATAAACCT